TGGGGTTTTAGAGCCAGTACGAGCAAAGTTTGACAAACCAATAACAATAACGTCAGGATACAGAAGTCCTGAGTTATGCGAAGCTATAGGATCGAAAAGCACGAGCCAACATACAAAAGGAGAAGCGGCTGACTTTGAAATAGCTGGTATATCAAATTTACAAGTTGCTTTATGGATACAAAACAATACAGACTTTGACCAACTTATACTTGAATTTTGGAAAGAGGGTGAACCTAATAGTGGTTGGATTCATTGTTCTTTCAAAGAGGGTTCTAATAGAAAACAAGTTTTGACATATTCAGGTGGAGAGTTTAAAAATGGCTTACCTGATGCTAAATGGTCAGGTGGAGTAATGAAAAACTAAGGAGAAAAGATGGCACTAACAAAGAAACAAAAGAAACTTCCAATGGCTTTACAAAAAGCTATATTGAAGAAACAAAAACAAACTAAAAAACCAAAAAGGAGAAAATAATATGCCTTATCATTATGGAAGCGGTGGAATGAAAAAAAAGAAAAAGAAAAAAGCTAAAAAACCAAAAATGGGTAAAAGGAAAAGATAATGGTTAAAGTAGCATCTATAAAAAATATAATAAAAGACCTTACACCAAGACAACAAAAGACTATGAAACGACACGCAGTTCATCACTCTTTAAAGCACATGAGGTCAATGGCAAGGTCTTTAAAAAATGGAAGTACATTTGCTTCTGCACATAACAAAGCAATCAGGACAGTAGGGAAATGAACGGATTTACAACATCATCTACATTAGCTGAGATGATAAAAAGACGAATGCGTAAAAGGAGAACAAGTGGCAAAAAAAAGAAAAAGAAGAAAAGTACCAAAAGATAAAGAAACTGATTTACCTAAAAAGTATTTATCAGGTCTTAAAGGTGGTGCAAGATCACAAAGAGCAAGTTTGATTAAATCTATGTCTGATGCTTACAAAAGAGGACAAAGAATACCAAGATCAATGTTTAGAGCGAGGGCAAGAAGTGGCTATTAGAAGAAAACCTTTATCTGCAAGAGTTGTTTCAATACTTAGGGCAAAAGCTAAGAATAGAAAAAACATAACTTTAGGTATGCTTAAAAAAGTATATCGTAGAGGACAAGGTGCATATTTATCATCAGGTTCAAGACCAAGAACATCAATGCAGAGTTGGAGCCTCGGCAGGGTCAACTCGTTCCTCAGAGGTTCAAGAAAACATGATCTTGATTTAAGAAGAAAAAGTCGTAAAAGAAAATAATGAAAACAACTAAAGAAAAATTTGTAGAGATTGATGGTAGAATCAAATTAGTAAATCAAAAAATTGATTTAATAATTAAGAACCATCTACATCACATGAAAAAAGACATAGATAGAATTTTATATAGTCTAGGTGCAATCGGATTATTGGTTCTAGGTCAATTACTTTACTTACTCACCAAATAGTTGTATAGGTCTTATAATGACCTATAAAAGAATACTTGTTATATCTGATTTACATTTTCCATTTGCACACCCTGATTGGTTTGAATTTTTATCAAAATTAAAAAAATTATATAAACCAAATCATATCATACAAATCGGAGATGAAGCCGATATGCACTCTATTAATGTGAGTCATATTATTGACCCTGATTTACCAAGCCCAAAAGATGAATTAGAATTAGCAAAAAAAGATATGAAAAAGTTATACAAGCTTTTTCCTAAAATGGTTTTGTTAGAATCCAATCATGGATCTATGGTATATCGTAGAGCAATATCAAGAGGTATGAGCAGAAGTTTTATTAAATCATATAATGATATTTGGGGTATTGGAAAAGGTTGGGTTTGGAAAGACAAATATCAAATAAATACGGATAAAGGTAGAGTTTTATTTGCACATCAATTTTGTAAAGATATTTCAAAAGCTGTTGCTAGTTATTCACAATCCTGTGTGCAAGGGCATTTTCATACGACCAGCGAAATCAAGTTTGCTGGTAACGAGTTTCATCTTAATTTTGGTATGACAGTTGGTTGTTTAGTAGATGTCAAAAGTTTAAGTATGAATTATATGAAACTAAACCTAAAAAAACCTGTTTTATCGTGTGGGTTGATAACTAATGGTATGCCACATCTTACTCCAATGTATTTGAAAAAAAATGGTTCTTGGGATAGAAATATATATATATGAGGAACAAAAAGGGATCATTAAAAGCCCATATCTCAACGCAGAGAGCCATTGATAAACAAAGTGGTGGTAACCATTATAAAAACCTTAAATATCAAGTTTCTGAGTTTATTTTAGGAAACGAGTTAAATTGGATAGATGCAAATATTGTGAAATATGCAGTTCGTAACAAAGATGGAGAATCACTTGAACAAAAGTACAATAAGATAATTCATTATGCAGAACTCGGTAAAGAATTGTTGAAAAATAAAAAATAAGGAATATACGAAATGAATGAAACTTACATATTTAATTTATTCAATTCTTGTTGTATATTGGTCAACACTAATATTATTTACAACTTATAATTTATGATTTTTAGTTTATTAAATAACCCACTTACAAAATTAGCAGTTGGTAAAGTTACCGACCATTTTAAACACAAAGCAGAAAAAGTAAAAACAATAAGAGCCGCAGAAATAGAAGCGGCTAAAGATGTTGATATTACAAGAATTAAAAGCCAGGATAAAAGTTGGAAAGACGAGATATTGATGGTTTGGCTAATTGCTATGCTATCAACAGGTTGGTTTGAAGATACTAGAGATAACTTTGAAGAATGGGTAAGAATTATAAACGATCTCCCTGATAGCGTATGGTATCTAGTAATCATCGTCTTTACAGCAACATTTTCTACCAAAATGACAGATAAGGTGTTGAACCGAAATAAGAAAAAATAATATCTATATCTCCTAAATAATTGTATTAAGAATCTATGGTCAGAGATGCAGTTATTATAGATGTTGAATTTAAAATGGAATCTGATTACGAACCTTTTGGTCATTTTATTAATTTAAGGTTTGTAGATGAAAGTCCATCATTAATTAAATTATCTTCTTTTATAAAACAACTATCAGCATTTGATGATGTAAAGCTTGTAGATTATAATTACGATATAGAACCAATTACAGAAAATACCGATATTACCGATTTTGAAATAGTTAAGCATTAGTGGCACAGGGCAGAATAACTAAAAACTACCCTGTACCGAGAGAGCCGACCCATAAACTCTCGCTTATGGGTCTATCTAAATGTAATGTATCTGTATAAGGAGCAGTATCAACATTTAGAATTTTGTTATCCCTCTTGCTTTCCAGCTAGAGTTAAATCTCTTTTTACTTCTGTTTGTCTAACAGATAAATAACGATCTAAATTATTATACATCAGTTTTGCTTTAATTAAGTTTGCTTCTGCGTGTGCGTAACTTTTAGTAATCTTTTCATACTCAGGGTCAGTTCTTGCTTTATGTTCAGCTTCACCAACTGTTTTAGTATCAAGTTTGTATTTTAGAAAAAGTTTTGAAAAAGTAGCTTTTCTTCCCTCCTCAAGTATAATTGCTTTCTCTGCCCACTCAGACCACAAATTACTTGCTTCAGTCATTTTCTTATATGCTTCTCTGCTATTTAAGTTCATTGTTTCCATTTGTCCTCATTTGTAAAAAAATATTTAAGGCTTGATGTTTTAGGGTCAAATTCTAATTTAGTACAAGAAACAACAAATAAAAAAAGTATTATTATAATAACAAATAAGAATATTCTTTTTATTTTTTGTGTATGTTTTCTATGAATAGGTTGACCAAGTATAATCATGGGTAGTTTAACATTTCATCTGCGTCTTTTTTTAACTCGTCAATTTCTTTACGCAGTTCTCCATTAAGTTTTTTGTGTTTTTCTTCTAATTTTCTAATGTTTTTTATTTCAAGATATAAAGCTTGGTTTTCTTCAATTTTAATAGAAAATTCTTTTTTAAGATTATTTAACTCTGCAACAACACCTTTTAATAATAAATCTTTATCTTCTAGTCTTTTTATAAGATCAAGATTACCTCTATCATCATTGGTTATTGTAACTTCATTTTCAAAAGTTTTGTCTACAGGCATAAAATTAGAATCATACCACAGAAAAGACCAAATAAAAACCCTACTAGACCCTCTCTGTAGTACAACGATAATATAGTTAATTTATCTTTTATTTTTTTAAAATGGTAGGTCATCGTCCATATCTTCCATTTTTTGCACAGGAACTGCGTTATCAGGAGCAGATGGTCTAGCTTCTGTCATTGGCATTTCTTTATATTGTGGCATAGTTTGACCTATAGGTTTCAGTTTCATACCATCAATAGGTTTATGTGGTTGATTTTTTAAGGCACTAAAATAAAAAACTACTTTTCTTCTATTACCATCATCAAATTGTGGTTTTGTAGGTGTATCTTCATAATCATAAGTAGCAATTTTTAGGTTTGCACCTTTTTCTATCATTTTTCTAATGTGTGGTGTTTGAAGCCACTTATCAAACTCATAAGGCGAGTATTTTTTTTTTGCAGTTGAATCCCACATACTTACTTTAGACAAACTTTTATAATCCCACTTACCTGAATTATGAACTAATGTGATTTCTAACTTGTGAGTTTCAAAATCATCTTTATTAAAGTTTCTTTTATACATTTACTTTTTCTCCTTTTTCCATTTTTTTAGGTCTTCTTTAAATTGACTTTCGGTATCAAATAAACATTTGATAGCTTCAAAAGCTTTAAAATACCTTTCGCTTTTTATTATTTTTCTATCTATTTCAAAGAAAGATAACTCTTTGTCTTCTTCCTTTGGAATATTTACAATTGCTAGTTTTCGTATTTTAAAGTCTGTAGTTTCTTCTATAAATCTTCTATACATCTCAACTTGAATACAATTTTCAAATTTATAATCTTTACTTGTTTTCCAATCAAGAACAGCTAACTGACCTTTCCAAGAGGGTTTCGTTACTATTACATCATTTGTACCACACATATCAAATTTTTTACTATATAATGGTAATTCACTTTCAATCACTTGAAATTTATGTTTTTTCCAAAAGTCAGTAAATTTTTCTGCCATTCTTTTAAGTGGTTGATCTGATGGTAGAACAGGTTTTTTATCTTTAAGAAATAAATCAATCCATTCGTGTAATTCAGTACCAATATCTCTACCAAAAGACTCTTTAGCATCACAAATTTGTTTTACCCTTAATATAAAATTATTTATTTTATCTAAAGGTTTTTTTTCTTTCAGCATTAATTCTTTTACTGCGTCATCCCTATTTTTTTTGTACCAATTTTCTAAGTTCGGTTTAGTATATTTACCAATAGCAGTAGTTACACTTGATTTTGGTTCGCCATCTACATAATACCTATAACTTTTTGCTTTTGGATTATAAGCAATATTATTACCTAATTTGTTCGTTGTATTTGACATATCCATTCCTCTCTCTCTTTGTTAAAAATTTAAGATTATTCTCAAGTAAAGGTTTATAGAAATAATCTAGTTCAACATCTAAAGCTTCTGAAAGTTTTAGAAGATTTATTAGCCGACATTCATTAGTGCCTTTTTCATATTTTTGTAATTGCTGGAAAGTTACATCTATCTTGTTGGCTAATCTTGTTTGTGTTTTTTTTCTTATCAATCTTATTTTCTTTAATTGTAACCCTACAACTTTAGAAAATATCTCTTGGTTTTCTATATCAGAAACAGACCATCTATTTACTTGATCTTGTATAGATGTGTTTATTTCTTCAAGAGATGAGTTAGGTCTTGTTGGCATAAAAGCTATACTCCTTTTTCTCACTCTCTGTCAGACGATTAAATTGATCTTTCCAACAAGTCCGACAGAGTAACGACTCATTGAAAAGAGTTTTACCTACAAACCAAGCTAATTTATCAGCTTTGGTGGTAAAGCATTTAGCACATATATAAGCTAAAATTTTTTTTCTTGTTGATGGTTTAGGCATTTAGTCTAACACCGAATGTCCGCGATTTCGAAGACATTCTCTGTTTATTTTTTTTGCTTTAAGTTCATCAGCTTTTATTAAACCAATAGTTCCTATTTCAACATATTTAGCAAAAGCAAATCTTGAATAATCTACAACTAGATTAACATTGTCTTTCACTAATTGTTCACAAAGTATTCTATCATTAGTTAAATCTTCTGCTCTTGAAAAGTCAAAAGTTCCTGAACGACCTTTTGTATCTACTACAACATTTGGCACGCAAGCATTTAAAAAGCCGAAAAGTATCGCACTCATAAGTATCGTTTTTGTTTTCATATCTCTATCCTCTCTCTAGATATAATTAGCTGGGTGATGCTTTATTTGGTGCAATCTCCAAGCTGTATGTTTTTTTTTCTCTTGTAGCTTCTTCAACTTTTCTAACAGATTCTTTTCCATTACTATTTGTCTGTCGTATCGCTGTTGAAGCTTGGGTAATGTTTTTAACATAACCTATCTCCTTTAGTTTATCTCTAATCTTTACGATTGGAGTATTTGGGTGAAATACCACACCAAATTTCTTTTTAACATCTTCCATCAAATCAAATGATGGTGTTTTAAATATTAGTTTATCCATTTGCTCTCTCCCTTATTATGTTTTCTATTTTTTTATTTGCAAGTTCAAAACATTTTACCTTGTCTTTTTTATAATACAATTTGTGTGCTTTAATATAAAAACGAATTTTAGGATTTTTTATTCTAACTATTTCTGTTTGTATTGGAGTCATACTAATTAATCTTTCCCTTGTATCAGGTTCGTAATTCCAACAACCCAAACAAAAGTCAACCATTGAACCTTGTTTATAAAGAACAATAGTTTCTTTGTTTAAAATGTTTTTTGGTGTTATGTGATCTTTATATACCCACATTGTTTGCAGACCATCATACTTTATTTTAAAGTTACCTAACATTTGCTCTCTCCTTTTTTAGTGTTAGTTTTATTTAACATACGAATAATCTATAAAATTAAGGTTGTATTGTAAAGTGCTAAAAACCTAGTAAAATAGCCATTTTTTACACATTATAACAACCTATATTTTAGTTTTTGACTTTTAAAAGCAAATCACTTACAAGAAAAGAATCGGATATGAAAAAAATTATATTTATGTTAAGAGAGATAATCCCTTTGTGGATTAAGTATAAAAGTTTTCATATCAAATACTTAGGTTAAAAAATGTGGGTGGCGGCTTCTCTCTCTCTAGTCGCCATCTACCTTAAAGAGAGGAATAGATATGAGCCAATTAGATTTATTTAGCGATTACAAAGCATATCGCAAAGAATCACCAACAAGCAAATCAGCTTGGGAAACTAAAAGAAACAAACTAACACTCAGAGAAGAAGTATTTAATTTATTATCTGAACGACCTTTTTCAAATGAACAAATAGCAGATAGTTTAGGACAACCATTATCTTCAATATGTGCTAGAATAAACGAACTTAAAAAAATTGATTTAGTAATAGACTCAGGTAAAAGAACTAAATCTAAATATAATAAAGATGTAATATTGTGGCAAAGAAAAGACCAACTAAAGAGCAGAGAGATATGATGGATAAAATGGTAAGATATGGTTGTGTTGCCTGTCATAAAGATAATATTTATTCAGAAGCCGAAATACATCACATAAGAAATCATACAGGACTTGGATTGAGAGATCACGATAAAATCTTGCCTTTATGTCCTAAACATCACCGGTACGGCAAAATATCAATTCATCTAGGTAAAAAAGCATTTATTGAAAAGTATGGTACTGAAGAACAATTAGCAAAACAAGTAAGAGAGAGGATTGAGGAGTGGGATATAATAACAAGCATTTTTTAAGGAAAGATAATGAGTAGAAAATCAGGTTACTTTATTTGTTATCGTAACATTTGGCAACATCCTGTGTTTAAAAACTTACTTCAAGCTTCTTGTTGGATATATATGATAAGTTCTGCTAGTCATCAGGATAAAAATTTAAGATTTTTAGATAATACTATATTTGTTCGTAGAGGTGAAATGATTATGCCTTTAAGAGTAAATGCTAAAAGATTTAAAATGACTTACTCTGAAATGCGAACTTTCATACTAAGGCTTGTGCGTAGAGGAATGATAACCACAAGGGTCGCCCAGTTGCAACCCACAGCCGATCACAAGAACAGAAAAGTTACTCTAATTTCTATTGTAAATTACGATAAATTTCAATATGTTGACAAAGAACAATCACATACGAACCACATATCGCAACAAGGACTAACTGAACATACTAATAAACAATTACTAAATACTAGGTCAAGCAAAGACAAGGGTGTTAATAGTGGGTATAAAAAAATAGGTGATTGGGGTGAACATATAATTTTAGAAAAGAATGGAAAAAAATATCTTAAACATAAATGGAAAAACGAACCAATCAAAGAGTATAAATGATAGCAATACTGCGAATTTTTAAATATTGTAGAAAAAGGATAATTGCTTTAAAAGTAGAAAATACGATACTTAAAACACAGTTAGAGTATTACAAGGCAGTATTAGAATCAATTGATAAAAGTAAACATTAAATGGTCAGAAAAAAGGCAAAATTTAGGCATATAAAAATAGCCAACAAAAAATATTATTTTTATAGTATAAAGTTTGCTGACCCTACAGGAGATAGTGGTTGGCATACATCAGACGAACTTAAAAAATTTGAACCAAGTATTATGGTTTCACAAGCATACATATTTAGTAAAGATAAAAAATTTATTAAAACATTTGCTTCACACGATGATAAGGAAGAAGTATTTGGTGATGTTAATGTATATCCAAAAAGTTGTATTGTAAGTATGGATAAGGTAAAACTTTGATACCATTACCAAATAAAAAATATAACATTATTTATGCAGATCCAGCTTGGCATTTCAAAACATATTCTGATAAAGGTACTAAACGATCTGCTTTACAGCATTATAATTGCCTTGATGTTAATGATATTTACAATTTACCTGTTAGTTCAATTACTGATGATGATTGTATCTTATTTATATGGGCTATTGACTCAATGCTTCCTGAAGCTTTGGAAACTATTAAAAGGTGGGGTTTTAAATATAAAACAGTAGCTTTTACTTGGGTTAAACAAAATAAAAAATCTGATGGTTATTTTACAGGAATGGGTTATTACACTAGATGCAACCCTGAACAATGTTTATTAGCAACTAAAGGAAAACCAAAAAGAATATCTAAATCTGTAAGACAATTAATAGTAAGTAGATTAGAACAACACAGTAAGAAACCTGACGATATAAGAAATAGAATTGTAGAACTTTGTGGAGATTTACCAAGAATAGAACTGTTTGCTAGACAACGAGTAGAGGGTTGGGATTGTTATGGAAATGAGGTATAAGAATCAATTATGAAAAGCGACATTAATAAGGCAGAAAATAAGAAACAATTAGGCAGACCACAAAAACCTATAGATGAAAAAGTATTAGCAAATCTTAGTCAAATAAATTGCACACAAGAAGAAATTGCGTCAATCTTAGGAATATCTGCAAGAACATTACAAAGAAGATATGCCGATTTAATTGAAGTAAATAAAAACAAAGGTAAAGCTAGTTTAAGAAAAAGAATGTATGAAAAAGCCATGAAAGGTAACGATAAGCTTATGATATGGCTAAGCAAGCAATACTTAAACATGACAGACCGGATACATAATACTAATACTACTGAACCTTTACCATTAATCATAGAAGCACAGGCAGAAGAAATAGATGGCAAAGAAAAAGGGTAATGTTTTTGGACAAACTATTGTCTATGAAAAAAAACATAAAGGTACTTCAATAGGAAGAATTAGTAAAAGTTCTAAAGTCAAAACTATGAATAAATCTAAAAGAAAAGGAAGATCCAAAAAAAAAATGCGTTATAGAGGACAAGGGCGTGTATAGTTTATTTATTATTATATTTACAAGTTTAGGATTGTTGGTGTTGTTATCAATTTATATGATGATTACAATATGAAAAGATCTAATTTCTATCCTAATGGAGAGTTTATTCCATATCAAATGCCACAGGATTTTAGACCAGCAAAAAGAGGAGAGGGAAGCTGTGGTAGCTGTGGATTATTTAGTCAAAGACATTTTTTTTGTGGAGTCTATCGAACTAAAGGTGTCAAAGATACTTATGTTTGTAACAAATGGCGACCAAGACATTTTAGAAGATAATGTGTAAATATTTAGTATTATTGTTATTAACATTTGAGGGAGAGGTTATTAAAGAAAAATTAGAATTTACTAGACCAATGAATGTTTTAGAATGTATGGATTATGGATCAGATCATAGGGAAAATATAGCAACTTATGATGATGAGAAGAATGCTTGGATATTAAAAGATGGTCGTGGTACTTTTCAAGGTTTTATTTGTGAATGATGTATGATATTGACAAATAATGTCATTACCAAGAAATAGAAAATTAAACAAACCTTTTAGAACACCATCAGCTTCAAAAAA